GCCTAATCACCTTGCATCCGATGATGAGATTGAACCTCGCGCTATACGGTACGGCCTTAGTTACTGGCTACTCCGTGTACTCGTCATTGAAGAAGGTTGGACTCAGAGCAAGAGTCTCAGCCTTGTGTGAACTACTCGCTAGTGAACCGGATATTTCGCCGGACCTGGCTCGAGATGCGTTTACACAAACAAACGTTGACCCGGTGTTCCCTACCGTTGGTCACACGCACCCCTCCGCTGCCTCAGCGAGGACTGCGGCTACTAATTTTGCTAGTTCCATGGCTGCCTACACAGGCGTGGGACTATACATCATTGGCATGTCGAAGTCAGATCAACGCAAGAATTGGCGTGGATCAAGGCAGTGGTACTGGGCTAAGGACACGAATGCGGAGAATCGGGCTGATTCACCACGACGCGATGACATTGAGTACATCTGTGACGTGGATTACTACCTGGATATGCCAGCACTTTTGGCAGAACGTAGTAAGCCTACTCTCCTATATACCGTTGTCCCGGAGACTGCGGCTAGTACGTTGGACGACTCTTCATTGTTTTTCACTGAGGATGGCGCACTATGTACAATGGTCGCAGGGGGAGGAATGTACCACCACTTTTTGTGGAATTACGCCTCTGACAGCATCATCACTTTTGGCGGTACTTGGTTTGCACCTCGTGTCACCACTTATGCTGTTGAGAGGAAGCAAGTTGTTACGAACAGACAGCTGGTCTTGTTAACACCAATCAAGGTGTTTACGGGACTTTCTGCCTACCTCGCAGCCATGTTACTCCAAGGTCGAATGCTTACACGCATTAAACCTATTGTGCATGGCAAGAGTGGCGCTGCTTATGTAAGGTTTGCTGTACACACTAAACATGAAACCCTGATGACCACTGGTCTTCCTGGATCCATGTTGTGTGCAACCATTCCAGAACATGTTGACTCAGCATTACATGAAGTCGCTGCGATTGGCTCCACTCCAATCCAGATTCCAACTGTCGTAAGTTGGATATCTGGTACGGATGCCAGTGGAGACACACGCCTACGCGACCGAACTGCTGCAGTTATGCTAACAACTTATTTGCGTGATTGCACTAGGAAACCAGCTTATGTGGTTTTCCCAGTCGATCAGGGGGTCCGAGCATACCAATACGAACCAGAAAACTATGACCCTGAAGCAAAGCCCAAGTTGCAAGCTTTCATGTCTCCCATTGTCCATGCCGCCTTTGCACCTGCCAACACTGCTTCAAGTGAACGGCAAATGGTCAAAGGTCGCATTAATGATCTGAAAGGCGCTGAGCCCAAGCCCAACGCCTTCAGAGACCAGTGTATGCGCGAATTCGCTGAATTCGTCATAGGGGATGCGGTCCTTGAGCCAGTCTGCTCAGAATTTGTCGAAGAAAAGCAGACCAGCCCCGCGCAAAAGCAATCACTTGCTAGGGCCTTTTTATCGGGGCCTTTTGTTAAGAAGGTTGTGAAATGCTTTGTGAAAGCAGAATCCTACTCGGGTTGTAAAGACCCCCGGAACATCACCACTTTCGGTGACCTACCGAAGTTGGAGTTCTCTAAATTCACGCTAGCTCTTTCGCAACATTGCAAACAATTTGCGTGGTACGCTCCCGGCAAGACACCACTTGAGATTGCGGCCCGCGTCACATCTGTGTGTGAACATGCCCGTTACGTCAACGTTTCGGACTATCACAGAATGGATGGGACTATCAAGTATGTTTTGCGGAAGCTTGATCGGTGTGTGATGATGAAGGCCTTTCCTCACCACCGGGCTGTTTTGAATGAAGCACTCAAAGCAAGTGTTGACAACAAGGGTTATTTGCCCTATGGAACAACATTTGATCAAGGACCACAACAAGGATCAGGCAGAGCCGACACTAGCCTGGCCCAAACACTCAGAGCCGCCTTTACGTCGTATCTCGCTTACCGCCATGCCTTCAAACCCGGTGGTGGCAGATACACGCCTCGTGAAGCTTTCAACAAAATCGGAATACACATGGGTGATGACGGTCTCGATCCTGACCTCTCTACCGCGGACCACTTATGGGCCGCCCAGAAGGTCGGGCTTATACTCGAGGCCTCCATCATCCATCGTGGTGAACGGGGAGTCAACTTCTTGGCACGCTACTATTCATCGGACGTCTGGCATGGACGTCCTGATAGTATGTGTGATCTCAAGAGACAGCTCTCCAAGTTCCACACTACGGTTCGCTTACCTGCAGGCGTTACGCCTGAACACAAGCTGGTTGAAAAGTGCATGTCCTACGTCACCACAGATGGTAACACCCCTATCATTGGGGCCTTCTGCAAGAAGGTGCTTATGTTGTCATCTTACCGCCCCGAGAAACTTCTTGGAGTCGGAACTTGGTGGTCAAAGTTCGACGATTCTGTCCAGTATCCCAACAGCAATGAGGGGGACTGGATGGACGTGGAACTTAGTGTGCAGTTCCCAGAGTTCAGCCGAGAACGCTTTAACGAATGGCTGGTTACCGCCTCAACGATCGAGAAAATACTTGAACCTCCGCTATGCGCTGAAGTTGAGCCCGCAGTACCAGTCTCAGTTGCAGTCGTGGTTGATGGAGAGGTCTTACCCCAGAGACCTACCCCCCCAGAACCACTCGAACCTCCGGTTGACGAGCCGAGACAGCGCAAAGAACGCCGAACCCGTCCAAAAGGGAAATCGATTAAATCCGGACGGAAGAAAACCAAACAGAAGTCAAATGCGTGATTTCTAAGCCTTTAATGGCTTTTGCTCAATAGGAC